ACTCTCTTTTCTAAATTTTTCATTGTATCATACATCCTTTGTGCTCCTAATTCAATATCTCCGCCACCTGCGCCTCTTACAGCATCAGCAGTGAAGACAAATTCGTTCTTTGCTAACATAGCAGGTACATCGTCTTTCTTTTCTTTAGCTCCTAGTCCTTGAAAGCCACCATTCTGTCTCATGTCAAATTCCATTCCATCAGGAGCCATTCTTGGTATTCCTGGTAGGCCTCTTAAACCTCTTGGATCCATAGCAGGTCTAGGTGCACTTTGCATTCCAGCTAAACCAGGTGCTCCCATTAATGCTCTTGGATCTGTTCCTAAATTATATTTAATTCTTCCGCCTTTAGCTGCCATCATTTTATCAGGTAAAACTGGTCCTGTTGGTTTAGGTGCAAAAGGGTTAATTGGATCTTCATTACTTGGTATTACTGGACCCGTAAATTTATTTTTAAGTCTTTCCATCTCTTCCCAAAATTCATCGAGTTCCATAGGGCTTAAGTTTTTAAAAGGTTTATTAAACAGTCTGAAAGAATGTTCATCGGCATCGCTTTGATTTCCAGCCATCTTCATCGGTGCTTGTGGTCCTTCATTACCTTCATAAGTAATATCAGGTGCACCAGCTTCTAGACTCTTGATGCCCGCTTCTGGTTCTCCGCCACCATATAAACCGACTCTGCCGCCTGATGCTAACATATATCCTGGAGCATGACCAAAGCTACTTGTCATTTTAGATGTTATACTAGGGTCAGAAGACCAAGGTCCTTTATTCCAAGTTTGATATTCTCTAAGGTTTCTTTCATAATCTGGTCTTGCAGTTGTTGTCCAGTTAACTTGTTCTGAAGGCATTCCATAATTTGCCATGTCCCATGCAGTTTTAAATCTGTCTAATTCTGATTGTTGAGTTTGTCCTCCTATAATTTTATTATAAAGTGCTAATTGATCTTCAGGTAAACCTATAGATCCTTGAGTATTAGCTATTATAGATTTAATTGGCCCAAAATCTTCTGAATATTGCGCATCAGGATTACTAGGATCTTTAAAATTTCTATATTTTTTGTAGGCGTTATATAGACCAGAAGCAAGAGCATTATTAAAAACAGTCATACCTGGATTTATTCCCTGTAATCCTGCTATTTCTCTGCTTGCATCATATCCACTCATTTTTTTGTATTGATCTTCTGTTATCATTTTATTTGATAAAGCATTTCTTAAATTCTGTGTATTATCAAAATGTTTTCCAAAAACTGAACTTACTGCTTTTTCAGGTAAACTTTTTATTCCTGTTCCTATTTTAGAAGCAAGTGCTGATGCATTTGCAACTAATTGATTAGCCGCTCTAGGTTCTGTAACTAATTCCTGAACATTCTGTGTAAGAGATCTTTGCATTCTAGGATCAACTAAACTACCAGCCTGATACCCAACTCTTCCACCTTGATTCATGTTTATACTACTTATATAATCAGTTTTTTGTTCATCTGTCTTAGCTGTCCATTCTGCATCAAAGGAACGAGTATTATCTAAATATTGTCTCATTAATTTTCCAACTACTACGTTTCTTCTTGCTTCCCATTCTTTTATACTCTCACCTTGTTCTTGTGGTACTTGATTTTCAAACCATTGAGCAACGCCTGCTATTGCACCAGAGCCAGTACCAACGATTGCTGTTCGCAAACCTGGAGACATGCCTTTCCATGTTGTCATAATTTTATCAATTAATGGTTGCTCTGATCCAAGTTGAGGTATCATTGTTGTTGGATCATAAACTCCTTTTTGAACGCTTTTTTGAACTTCTTTAACCGGAGCCTTTTCTCTACCTTTAAATAAATTTCTTAATCCTTCCATTCTGTCTGAACTTAAAGGAGTTGTAAATCTATCTCCCGGTGTTCCAAGAAAATCTGTTTGAACGCCGGCTCCACCTAATTGTCTAGCTAATTGTCCACCACCATAAGTCAATGCACCTTGTTTAAGAGCATCACTTATGCTGCCTCTTTGATCAAATCTACCAACGCCTCTCATTAACGCTGCAATACCAGGATTAAAAGGTGCAACGAATGGAGCAGCTTTAGTTGCAACATCTGCTAGTTCATTTGGAATTAATTTTCTAACTCGTTCTTTTACCCAACTACCAATACCGTATTTTTGTCGTGGGTATAATCCGGTGATTCCACCACCTCTATATAATTGTCTTCGCATTTTCGATCTTGTTATCATAATGTTTGTTAAGTTATATTAAAGGCAGGGATTTCACCTGAGTTTCTACTATTACTTGTTTTTAACACGTAAATCAAGCTTATGTTACATCTCTAGGCTTAATTTCTAAAGCCGAAAGTACAACATGTAGTCTATTTGCAGTAGCCGCAGTCACCTTAATTACTTCACTTTCTTGAGCAATGAGGGGTGCTGATAGCAGTTCTGTAGTGGCGTTTGCCGATATTGATTTTGTTTTAAAAAGACTGAATACATTATCAGAAGTATCAGTTAAAGTCACTGTAATTGTATCAGCATTTCCTGAATCTTCAGATACTAATATAGATTTAATAACAGCAGTTGAATAAGAGGGTACTGTATATAGTGTCGTTGCACTAGTACTGGTTAAATCTGCTTTTTTATTTACGAAACTATTTGCCATTATGCTAAAAAGAAAGCCTCCGCCTCTGATTCATCTTTTAAATCTTGTTGAAAAGATGTATTTAATTTTGTAACTACACTATCAACATCTCTAACAAATGATTGTTGTATTCGTTGATCATATTCTCTAGTGGGTTGTGTTAATGATTGTACTATTCTAGCCATTATCTTCTTCCATCCGGTTGTATGTCTAATCTAAAAGTACCAAGTTTCCAGTGCTGAGTTGTTCCAGTATTATCTACTTTTAAAGCTATTGCTCTTGCTCTAGCACGTGTATCTATTTTAGTAGTAGTTGTTGAAGATGTAAAAGGTCCCAAAGATGAACTTGCTTGTGCATCTGTTGGATAATTTTTTAAATTTAATGTAACTCTTGCATCTCCAGTTTGAGTTAAAAAGTCAGGTATCACTCTTCTAATTTTCATCATGTATTCTCCATCGCCAGCTAAACCTTTTTGGTCTAAATCAAAATCTCCTGATTGTATATTTGCAGCAATAGCACTTGTTGCACCTGCTTTAATTTGATTAGTTCCAGTTTCATGTTCATAATAAGTTGTAACACCATCAGTATTACCAACCGTTGCATCACTCGTAGCACTTGAATCATATTCAGTTCCGTGTGGTTTACCAAATATAGATGAGTCTGCCCAAGTACTTCTTGCAAGTGAACTTATAGTCCATATAGGCCGCTCGCTGCTCGAATCCATATAATTGTATGTAACGGATCTAGAATTAGCTGTAGCTCCACTACCTGGATAAAACCAAGTCACTTCACCAAATAAATTATTTAATCCTGCATAAATATGTTGTCTAGGAACATCTGCTAGACCATCATAAACATAGTCTTCAACTAAACATGGTAACGATTGTAGTTGTCCAGTGTATCTAAAGAAACCATTTTCTGACATCCAGTAAGCAGAACCATCAACCTCAACGGCTGCATTCTGTCCAATCAATCCACAGTTAGTACCAACTTGTTGGAACGAGAAAGTAAAAGGTGGACCAACGAATTTCATAATAAATAAAGCTGTATCTGTCCAAATGTAGATTGCATCTCTACCTCTTATAGCCCCAACAATTCTTGTACCATCTGCAAGTCTTTGTGTACCAGCAGTATTAGTTGAAGTGGGTGTCCAGGTTGTTAATGATTCTTGTGAAGACCATCTAATATACATGTCATCTTGTGTTGATGTTGTTCCAATTGTTGTTTCTGTTCCAAAACAAACTAAGTGTCTATCCGGAGTAGAAACTAATGTAAATTGTGTAGCTGTTGGTGCGCCAGATACAATTGTTGCACGAGTTGATGTTGCATTAGTTGCATTAGAATTCCATTCAAAAGTTGCACCATCTGAAATTGTTGCAATAAGTTTATTACCAAAATTATCTAGCGACCATATTCCAGGCGCTGTTATAATGTCACCTGTTTGTGATGCACCCCATTTTGTATAATCTGATGCATTCGTTACAGTAGCAGCATCAGAATGCGATGCGGCTGTTGTGTTATCTGATCCTCTAGTTAAACCTCCTAAAGTTCCTGTACCTGTAGTGTTTGATGTATAAGCAATTCTTTCATTATCTATTAAAACTGTTCCTGAAGCAGGGAATCCTGTAGAGTCATCTAATACAATGCTAGAAGAACCTGAAGTTAAAGCTCCATCTAGAGTAGAACTAACTGCACCTAACGCAGTACCGCCCCATAAACCTAATCCCCAACCAGCAGCTGATTCTTCAACCGCAGGTCCTATTGAATAATAATGTTTAACTCTTACTCCACCTGATGTAGATGCTCCTGATCCAGATTCATTAGATCCCATTTCAATTGTAATCGTTGTTGAAGAAGGGACGGTTGCCACCATAAAGACGTTATCATCGAAATCACTAGAACTAAAATTAGAATTGGTAGCAGAGCTAAAATTATCCAAAAGAATAATATCGTACTGAGAAATATTATGAGCAGATGCAAACGTAATCGTGACTGTGGCATCGCTTTGTGTTGTTGTGAATGCACTTGTTAATGTTGTTGTACTTTTAAGAGGAGTTATATCATAAAAAGCGCCCCCTGAATACACATATAAAATTCTGTTTGTTCCTAATGCTGAATATTTAATACCATCTGAGTTGACAAATTGGTGCATAGCAGTTGTTCTGCCCGTTAAAGTTATGTCTCCTAATTGCGCCCAACCACCTATTTTTTCAGGTGAACCATATCTAAATCTTACATAATCACCATCAACCCATTGACCCTCGCCGCCCGTTGCTGTGACTTGTTTATTAATTCCAGGTTGTATATTAATTTTCTGTAGCATAATTATCTCGCGTTAGTTGGTACTCCATTTGAATTTACGAATGGAGATTCTGCGAACGCCATGTAGATGTATGTTTTACCGCTAGTATTACCTCTAGTATCATCGTGTCTTAACTTAAATCCATTTGATAAAAAGTCTAAATTAGCATTTGTTGAATCACTTTCAGCTCCAGTACTTTGTGGATCAAGCCAAACATGACTTACATTAAATGGCGATCTTTTGTTATCTTGTAAAATCCAACCTTCGGTACCATCAGTAGTTCTTTTGTATAAAATCCAAGCTGGTCGAAAGCCGCAGAAAACAAATGGTCCATCAGTACTTCCATTTCCAATGTAGGAACCCATAGAACTAAAGCCTTGTTTTCCTGTAAAAACATAAGCTACATAAGTTTGTCCATTATCATTAAAATCTTGAACATTTCCTGTTAAAGTAAATACTGAAGATGTAGGCGATGTTCCACTATTCATCCAATTATAACTTCCATCAGCATCAGCAGTATTTAATTTCATTCTATTAGCCCAAGTATTAGAATGATGTCCAAACATCCATTCGCCAACTGCTGTTCTACATTTTACTATTACAACTTGAGGAACTGCTGATAAAGAATGGCTAACATTTTGATTACTGTCTGAGCCAGAAAATGTAACTATATCAAACCCAGCATCGGCACTCTCTTTCCAGCACCAAGCTGCATAAGTATCACTACTTCCATTTGTACTTCCATCATTTCCTACAGTAAATCCATCTGAGCCAAAGGTTGTTAATCCTTCTGTTTGTGTATCTTCGACATAATTTCCATCAGAATATATTCTTTTTGTAGCACCTCTCACAGAATCATATACTTGGTGATTAGTTGAATTATTTCTTTCTTTAATCCAGACAAAATCAGGTTGCATATTTTCATCGCCATCTAAAGTAATAGCTTGACCACCACTACCTATTGCTGTTCCATTTCCAGTATAAATCTTAGTCTGAAAATATAATTCTGGATTGTCTATTGTTGTATAAGCTGCCATTTATCCTCCATCACTTCCTAAATTTTTTGTGCAGATAGCCAAGAAATCTTTTGCCGCACTATCAAATGATGAACTTCCGCCATCACTAGGATCGTATTCAAACTGACCATAGCCATTTGCATCAGCCACCGCTGATGAAAGAGCTTGATAAGGATTGCCAAAGTTAGCTTCAAAAGTTACATAAGCATTTGTCGACATTCCACCAGCAGTTATATAATAATATCCATGTTTTGTACTAGCTGGATCAGTTATTGATATGCCTGTTCCACTATTTTGAATTGTTCCATTTTTCGAAAAATATAATTTGTTATTATCTAAATCTAAATAAACTCCAATAATATCTCCAGGAGCCCAGCTATCACCATAACTTGTATATCCGTCATTTCTAATTGTTCCATTAAAAGACATATATCCCCAGCTATCTCCAGTTTCTCCTGATGCTGTACCTATATTGGCTCCTCCTCCTGTTGCGGCATCTGCTAGTACATCTTTAATACCAACTTGATGATAATCTGGATCATCATCTGAAGCAATACAGTCAAATTCTACATACCATTTTCCAGAACTCAATGCTACTGTTGGTGTGCCATAAGCAAATCCACCAGATGTTTTAGTTTGAAATTTTATGTTACCTTCTGAATAAGTATTACCAGCATAATAATTATCTAAAGGATTCATTGTGCAAAATGAGTTCGTTGGAGTGTCTGTAGTCTGATCTGTTGCGGCTAGATTAGTTTCTGCAAAATCATTTCCATTTCCACTTTCGTCATCGCCTAAATCTCCACTATCTTCATAGTCAAGATAAAAACCTTCATCGCCGAACGTGAGCCCGCTGACATCCTTGGGCTTCCAAATATTTGGGCTGTCCTCATCAAATTCTCCAAATGAACTTGCATCTAAAGCTGATCCTTCAATATGTACTGTTTCTGCAAGATAGCCATCAAAATAACTACTATTACTACCAGTGGATTTATAACCAATGTGTTGTGGATTAGCTGTGCCACCAACATTAAAATGTAAATTTTGACTTGATGATGGGTAAGCTGGAGTACCATTAAAAACTGTTTCTCGTACACCATTAACATAAATTTTATATCTATCTGCTGCTGTTCCTTGTGTTGAATCCCAAGCGAAAACTACGTGGTACCAAGCGCTGCAATCCCGAAAAAGTCTTTCTGCTATTAAAGTAGAATGAGTTCCAGAACCATCTGCAGGATCATAATTAGAAATGCTTACTCGATTATCATTTTGAATTACAATTATTCCAGAATCATAACCATCTTTTGCATGATCCCATGTACTAAAAAGAGTTTGTTCACCACCTAATGTACCTCTTTTAAACCAAGTTGAAAAAGTACCTTTAGTTCTTGTTCCAGCAGTAGGATTTGCAATTCTTAATCTTGGACTATCTCCATCATTAAATCTAACAGAGTTGGCTACTGTATAGCCTGTATCTTTTATGGAGTTAGTTCCAAGTATTAAAGGCATTACGACTCCAACGTTGGCAGTTCGCCTAATGGTCTTTCCATTACAACTGGGTCTCCTTCATCAGCTGTATTAACATGAGTATATAAAGTTTCAAGAGCTGGAGTATCTGATGCATTTGTAATTTGTGTTTCTTGTGATGCAGCTTTAGTTCTTACTGCTGCTCTATGATTTGTAATAGAAGATGGTACAGCTGTACCAGCATCTGCTTTTCTTGTTATGTACCAATCTGTATCTTGTAATATTCCAGCAGCTTGTGCTTTTATATTTCTAATTAAAACTGTTTTTAATCCTTCAACTTTTACATCGCCAACGGATTTATCTGAAGGTAATAAACCATTATCAGAATCTGCTTGTGTCCATAAAGTATCAGCATGAGCTTTAGCTGTTGCTGAACCATAGCTTGCTGTAATTTTTCCACCAGCAAAAGCAAATGATTGATTGGTATTGATATACCATTGCTCATCTTTTTTATTGGTGTTATCAAATTCTACTTCATAAATTCCAATCGCTTCTCTTTCTGCATTAGTCCATCTAGAAGAAAATATGTTTCTTGAATATTGAACATCGCCAATAACCATACCTTTTGGTTTATTGATTATTTTTGTAATTGATCCTGATTCTACTAATCCCCACA